ATATACAAATTTTAAAGATATTGATACAATAGTTTTTTCAGAACTAACATCAATTCAGAAAACACGATTTACTAATTTAATAAAAGTAAATTATTTACAAAATAAAGACAATATTTTCTCTCCACAATTAGAAAACATAACTCCTTATTTTATTGGTCATAATGATAAATCATTTATTTCTTTTTACTATAAAGATGAACATATGATTGACTTAAAAAAAGGCACTATGTTAACAGATCGACAAATTATTGGAGCTGCGACTTCAAGACCACTAAATGTATTGATTAATAACAAGCAAAATGCGAATTTTAGAGTATACTATGTTGATTATTTATGTGTTGATAAATTATATAGAAAAAAAGGAATAGCTCCTCAAATAATCCAAACACATCATTATAATCAAAGATATTTGAATCAAAATATTGTTGTGTCTATATTTAAGAGAGAGGATGAATTAACAGGAATTGTTCCTCTGTGTGTTTATTCTACATATGGATTTCCAGTTGATAAATGGACAAAACCACCTAATTTATCTGGAGAATATAAGTTATTAGAAATAAACGGAACTAATTTTAGATTTCTATATAATTTTATTAAAGCAAATTATAGTAAATTTGACATTATAATTAATGCTGATATAGCTAATATATTAGAATTAATAAAAACAAAAAATATTTTTGTATATGCTATTTTATGTGATGAAGAGATAATATGTTGTTATTTTTATAGAAAATCGTGTGTCCAAATTGAAAAAGGATTAGAGGTATTAAGTTGTTTTGCGTCAATTTGTGATTGTGATGAAAATATTTTTATTAAAGGTTTTAAAATAAGTTTTTGGAAAATATCTGCTGAAAATTTTTTTGGTTTTTGTGCTATAGAAAATGTTTCAAATAATAATATAATTGTAAATAATATTATTCTAAAAACCAAACCATTAATAAAAAGCCCAACTGCTTATTTTTTTTATAATTTTGCTTATCCAACATTTAAGTCAGAAAAAGTTCTAATAATAAATTAAATTGTTTATTTATTTAATTATTTATTTATTTTCAGTTGTATCTTTTGACACCTTAGGTTTTCTTGGCGCTCGCTTTTTTTTTTCTTCTGTACTAGTTTCAGTAGATTCTTCTTTAGTAGCGGTTTTTTTCGTTACTTTCTTTTTCTTTTCAATTTTAGTTTCTTCATTTGAAACTGGTGTTGGTTCTTGTGATGATGGTGTTACTTGAGTTACATCAACTTTGTTTTGAATTACTATATTATCTGGTTCCTTTTTTTCATCATCATCACTCGCTTCTTCGCCATTACATTCCTGACAATAATTGCCGAGTTCAATATATCTTTTTCTTTGTTCACGCCCAAGAGTTTTACACTTGCGAATAAGTTTGTTTGTTAAATTAAGATTGCGAATGTCATTTTTAAGCTCTTGATTGGGTAGAAATACCTGCGGACCATGTTCCATTAAAAAGATCTGGTTCTTTTTATTATAAAATAAAATAGGTTCACCATCGTTATCGAGTTCAATAATGCCACAAGTGCAATAATCAACATGTTCTACATCTTCGCCTTTTTTACATTTAATGTCGATACAATCAACATCATTAATATATTCTTCAAAAAAATCTTGAGCTTCTTCTCTAGTTTCAAACATAAAAATTTTTGGTGGATTAATAGTAATAGATGTTAATCTAATTCTTGCTACATCATCTTGATAGCATTGAAAGTCGTAACAACCTTCATGTTTATTGTGAATTATAAGATATTTTACCATTATGTTACATTACTATATAAAGATTGGTTTAAATAGTTTATTTTAATTATTTAAAATTAAATTATCAATATGTTTACATTGAGTATTAAAGACAATAATGTTTTTAAGTTCCTTGGATAAAAAGGTTTTCAAAAAATTATATGCATATGTAATATAAATTGTAGGATTTATAATAATAATTTTACACAAATTATTAGAGAATTTGGTTGAAATTAGTTTTATTAATTCAATGCCAACATTATATTCTATAAAATGTTTAAGAGAATAATCTTTACTATCAATTACCCAAACCCATTTTTTATGTTGAGGTATTTGGCTTAATATTCCATCATAATGAATTATAATGCCTTTTGTATCAAAATATAATTTAGACTTAGATGGACATGTATAGAAATACATAATATTGTTAATTTCTTTATACAATATTAATGAATGACTCGAAGGATCAATAGAGCATATTGGACAATTATGGTTCATTATATATTTCTTACGGTATAAATATATTTATATTTCTTACGTATAAATTTATCTAGTATATTTTCCAACTTTTACAAAAGTATCAGCTACAAAAATAATAAAAATGCCTAAAAATGAATATAAAATAACTTCTTCGGTAACATTGCTAGTTTTTTCATCTTGTTGGTCTTCTAATAAAGATATCATATAATTCAGTTTTTTAAGCAATAAGTCTTGTGATGGAATTTCGCCTATGCTATTTGAATAAGAATTTTGAGGTTCTCTATAAGGATAATATGGACGATTTGCTAAATTTTTTTGTTGACTAAAACCAGGTATTACTGATTTATAATACTCCTCAATTGTTTTACTATCACCATAATTGCTGTAATCATTTAAATCTAAATTATCGCTACCTTCATAATTAGGAATAGGGGGTTTTCCAATAGTTCTACCTAAAGGAGTTACAAAAGGTTCAATTTTATTTTGGACTGGAGGAATTGTTTTTTGAGCACCCATTGATTCTGGATTAGGTGGTGGATTAAAGGTAAATTTATCATCATCGTCGTCATCGTAAGTTGTATTATGTATTTTATCAAGAACTGAGTTAACTTTATTGGAATCGAAATTTTCAATTTTAGGATACTTTCTTTGTGTTCTTTTATGACGTTTTTGATTTAGAATATTATCTGAATTATCTGAATTATTTGGTAATGTTATGTTTGAATTATCATCAATTGAAGCTGCGAACATTGCTAAAGACATTCTCTTATTAAAAATTTAGATAATAATTTGTTAAACAGACTGAAATAAAAAATTAAGAAATAAATTATATCATATTATTTATATAAATGGATTTAAAGTTGGTTAGTAAAAATAATATGGGAATAGTTATTACTTTCATTTTAGTTATATTGTTATCTCAATCCAGATTTTTTGATTTTTTAACAGAAACAACTTTAGGTAGAATGTTTATTTTGTTGCTAATTATTTTTATTTCATACACAAATAAGTTTTTAGGTTTATTAGCAGTGTTATTTATTATAATAGCATTTAATCACTATGACACGAATGTTATTCAAAGTTATAATTACTATGAAGGTTTTGATGTTTCTGGTAATTCAATAACTTCATCAATTGAAAAAGATAATAAAGAAGATATAATTAAACAAAATTTAGAAAAAATTAAACAAGCAAAATATTATCAAACAGTTACAACAACATCTAGTGCTAATTCTGGAATAATCCCACCTACAAACACTGTTGGAACTAATGAAAGTTTTGGTGGTAGGGAAGGGTTTTGTATGACTGATAGAGAAACAAATATATTAAGAGGAAAACAATCTAATACAATTCCTGTATTTAATAATACACGTGACCAAGATGATAATGTAAGCCCATCAGAGCAATCTGTATTTTCAAGCTTATATACTTCTTTTTAAATATTGTATACTTCTTTTTAAATATTATATAATTATAAAAATGAAATATAATTATTTAATTAAAAAATACACCATTTATTTTTTAATATTATTTTTTATTTTAATAATTTTAATAAATTGTTATTGTTATTGTTTTAGTTATAAAGAAGGTATTAAGGTTGGTAAAGTTTTTAAAAAAGCAGGTGATACAGTGTCTAATACAGTTGATACAGCGTCTAATACAGCGTCTAATATAGGTAATACAGCGTCTAATACAGCGTCTAATATAGGTAATACAGCGTCTAATACAGCGTCTAATATAGGTAATACAGCGTCTAATACAGCGTCTAATATAGGTAATACAGCGTCTAATACAGCGTCTAATACAGCGTCTAATATAGGTAATACAGTGTCTAATACAGCGTCTAATATAGCGTCTAATACAGTTGATACGGTGTCTAATACAGCGTCTAATACAGCGTCTAATATAGGTAATACAGTGTCTAATACAGCGTCTAATACAGCGTCTAATATAGGTAATACAGCGTCTAATACAGCGTCTAATACAGGTAATACAGTGTCTAATACAACGACTAATATCACACAACAAGGTGTTGATGCAACGACTAATATCACACAACAAGGTGTTGAAGCAACGACTGATACCACACAACAAGGTGTTGATGCAACGACTGATACCACACAACAAGGTGTTGATGCAACGACTAATATCACACAACAAGGTGTTGATACACTCTCTGACATCGTGGGACAAAAATTAGCTAATTTAATAGAACCAGTAACAAATTTAAAAAATACAGTTTACAATTCATTAAATTTCATGAAAGAATTTTAATATATTAATATATATGAAAAAAATAATAAAAGAAATAATAATTTTATTTGTAAGTATATTTTTTATTTTTATAATTCTTAGTAATATTTTTTTTAAAAAAAAGGAAGGATTTAGCACAAATGCTATAGACAATATGTTTAATGATATAAAAGATATTACAAAAGTTATTGGTGATATTCCAAACGAAATAACTGGTATTAATACTAGTCTAAACCTACGATTAAATAGTATGGGAGAGGTAATCGAATCTAAAACAAAACAAATGGAAGATAATATCGGAAGTAAAATAAATAATATAGACAATATGTTTAATGATGTAAAAGATATTACAGAAGTTATTGGTGATATTCCAGACGAAATAACTAATATTGATAATCATCTAAACCTACGACTAGATAGTATGGGAACTGAATTCACAAATAAAACAAAAGAAATTGGAAAAGAACTCGAAAATAAAACAAATCAATGGGGTGAAAGAATATTAAACGAAACAAAGCAATGGGGTGATGGAATATTAACCCAAACAAAAGGTATGGGCCAAGAAATGGGAAAAGAACTCGAAAATAAAACAAATCAATGGGGTGAAAGAATATTAAACGAAACAAAGCAATGGGGTGATGGAATATTAACCCAAACAAAAGGTATGGGCCAAGAAATGGGAAAAGAACTCGAAAATAAAACAAATCAATGGGGTGAACGAATATTAAACCAAACAAAAGATATGGGCCAAAAAATGGAAAATGAATTCGAAAATAAAACAAATCAATGGGGTGAACGAATATTAAACCAAACAAAAGATATGGGCCAAAAAATGGAAAATGAATTCGAAAATAAAACAAATCAATGGGGTGAAAGAATATTAAACGAAACAAAGCAATGGGGTGATGGAATATTAACCCAAACAAAAGGTATGGGCCAAGAAATGGGAAAAGAATTCGAAAATAAAACAAATCAATGGGGTGAACGAATATTAAACCAAACAAAGCAATGGGGTGATCAAATATTAAAGCAAACAGAAGAAATGGGTGATGGAATATTAAACCAAACAAAAGATATGGGCCAAAAAATGGAAAATGAATTCGAAAATAAAACAAATCAATGGGGCGAACGAATATTAAACCAAACAAAGCAATGGGGTGATGGAATATTAGAGCAAACAGAACAAATGGGAAAACAAATGGAAACAAATATCGCAAATAAAACAACACAAATGGAAACAAATATCGCAAATAAAACAAAACAAATGGAAAAAAATATCGCAGATAAAACAGAAGATATGGGCCAACAAATGGAAACAAATATCGCAAATAAAACAAAACAAATGGGAAAAGAATTCGAAAATAAAACAAATCAATGGGGTGAACGAATATTAAACCAAACAAAAGATATGGGCCAAAAAATGGAAAATGAATTCGAAAATAAAACAAATCAATGGGGTGATAATATATTAAAGCGAACAGACCAATGGGGTGATGAAATATTAGAGCAAACAGAACAAATGGGAAAACAAATGGAAACAAATATCGCAAATAAAACAACACAAATGGAAACAAATATCGCAAATAAAACAACACAAATGAAAACTGATATACAAGAAACTACAAAAACTTTTTTAAAAGAAAAATTAAAATCAATATTTGTACAAATAGGCGGTATTTTCGAGAAAGGAATAATAACCCCTATTTTAGCACTATTTAATGGTATTGGTAATATTTTTGGAGAAATATTTAAGATACTAATTGAAATGGCAAATAAAATTGTATCATTGCCGAATTGTCTGTTTACATATACAATAAAGGAATCAATAAATTCATTTAATTATATATATAACACAATAATACCAAAATTTTTTAGAGATATATTTTCATTTATATACAATTATACGTTTAGATATGTATTTGAATTTATAGGAACAATAACTGGTTATAATGAGAACGTTCAAAAATGTTATGGTTTTAATATATCAAGTGAAGTAAGTAATATAAATTCCAGTTTAAATAATATAGAATCGTCATTCAAAAATAGTTTTGGTAATTTAGATTTTTCAAAAATTGACTTTAATTAATTATACTAAAAATAATAATATGTTATTTTAGTATAATGTCTACAACTCAACCACCGCAACAAATAAATGTAAATAATCAACCTACTACTTCTCAAGCAGGTGGTAAAACTACTATATTTACACCGTTATTTAATGGTATTTCTTACACGAATCAACATATTATGTATTTAAATAATAGTAAATTTTTTGCTGGCGTAGTAATGATTCTTCTCAACATTGGTTCAAAATTTATTCAAATACAATTTAGCAGATCAACAGAAGAATATATGAAATATTCAGTAAGTAAACAATTGCTAGTATTTTCTATGGCATGGATGGGTACCCGTGATATTTATACAGCTTTAGGTTTAACTGCAGTTTTTACTATTCTCTCAGAGTATTTATTTAACGAAGAAAGTTCTTTGTGTATAATTCCTCCCCAATATAGAATTTTACATAAATTAGTAGATACAAATGAAGATGGAGTAGTAACTGAAGTAGAATTAGCTGCAGCAATAGCTGTTATGGAAAAAGCTAAGAGAGAAAAGCTGCGTAAAGCTCAAAAAGATGCTTATTCAAAATTTGATTTTGAGAGATTTCAGAATGGTAATTTCATCGAAAAAAAATAAAATTGAAAACTTAAAATGCATACTAAATAAAACACACACAATAATAATGTCATTAATTTTACACCATTGAAGATTTAAAATGGGACAAATATTACTAAATTTATACCGATAATTTTCATAAAAGGTGCGGTTTTAAATCTTCAAGGGTGTAAAGTTAAATGGTTTAATTGAAGGTGAGGTAATAAAAAGACCATCAAAATATATAAAAACACCTTATGTGGCTGATATCAAAATATGTTCAAACAGTAGCATGATATTAGGACATACAGCTTCACTTGGATGTTGTGGTTTAGCAGATGTTGGTGCTAATATTTTGATGGCTCCCGTTCCTAAAATTCATAAAAATACTGATAAAATTCATTGTGAATATCGTGTTTATTTATCTGTTATTCGAGAGAAACAACAAGAAATTATTGTTGGAATTTATCCAAAGTTAGCAGAAGAACTAACTGACGCTGCTCTAAAAAAAATTTACTTTCAAGTTTAAATAATGTAAAAATTTATAGAAAAGAAACAAAAATTAGTGTCCCTGGTTTAGTAGATTCTAGATTTGATTTTACTGGTATAGACCAAAATGATATTCCATTTATAATGGAAGTAAAAAATGTTCCACTAGCTGATTATGAAGATGTTACATCAAAAGACCGCAAAAAAATATCTTTCGATGATAGAGATATAAATTCAAAAGTAGCATATTTTCCTGATGGCTACCGAAAAAAAAGCACTGACCCTGTTAGCCCTCGCGCATTAAAACACATTAATGAATTGGCACTTATTAAACGTATGTCTAAGACTCGTTGTATTATGTGTTATGTAATACAACGAACTGATGTCGATAGATTTCAACCATCAATTATTGATCCTGAATACAGAGAAGCATTCAAAGAAGCTGTAAAATCAGGAGTAGAAATTATTACTATGGTTGTACAATGGACTAGAGAAGGAGAAGCATATTTTGTAAAAGATGATTTGTTTGTAAATATTTAGAAAATTTCAAAAATAATGTTTTGACTATTTTTATCTATATCTTCCATAATAGTTTCTAATGATCTTACATTATTTGGATTCTCATTTTTACATAAAAACGTGATAATGTCTAATACAATTTTAATTTTTTCATCTGTCCATTGTTTGTTAAATGAATCATTTATTGATAACGTATAATAACAAGTTAAGTTGTCTTTTACAAACATAGAATCATTATATGTTTCACCTATATGATTTGTTAACAAAGAATAATAATAATTTAATGTAATTGTTATAATAGAACATGATTTATAAGTCTCTATTAATTTTTTAAGTCCATTTTGAGCGCATAGGAATAAATTTTTGATTCTAGGTGTTTTATCTGTGAATGATTTTGAGAGAAAATGTAAACAAGCAATATTTATTGGGTTATAAATGTATTGTAAATCAGTTTTGTTTGATTTATATATCATTCTAGATATGGATTGAAAAGGTCCTGGTTCCTGAAAATAAATTATATTATTATGAATCAATAATTTTGTTCCTACAGGTTTATTACTCAAAATAGCCAATTTAATTATTACAGATAAAGGGTCTAATATTAATGCTTTAATATTAATATTTGTATTATCATCTGGTATGTTAATTACGGAATTCATAACATAATAATATAAAAAATATTTATATTATTTATTAGTAGGTTTATTTTTTTATTGTAGCCATGAATTCTTCAACATAATTTGTTGGTATTTTGTCAAAACTAACAAGCTCTTCATTTAATCTATATTGTTCATAATATAGAGGGTTATTTGCCATTTTTTTTTTGAAGAAATCTTCGTCTTCAATACATTTTTGTGCAGTTTTTAATCCACATTTCGGAAAGACAGATGGAATATTGTCGCTTGTATCGCCCATAAGAATCTTAATTTTCAAATCATCTTCAGCATTACCTGTAGCAGTTTTACCATCTGCTAGATTTTTATAGGTAAGTGTAAATAAGTCTACATTGTGAGCATTAAGCTGTAAATAATCTTTGTCACTTGTAATAATATAAATCTTACATAGTGGATATTTATTAAGCAAATATTTAACGGAAATAGCAATACAATCATCTGCTTCTAAACGCGGATGCTTTAAAATAGTTTTGGCACCTCCTTTTTGAAACAACTGCTCTTCGTAAGCCATTTTGAAGAAAGGTCCGCCCATAAATCCGTCTTCAGCTCCATTAGTGCGATTTGACTTATAATCTTTAAAGATGTCATTTCGCCAAATATGCTCTCGTTTACAATCTTTACCAACAATTAAAATAGGTTTAACTTGTTGTTTATTAATTTTAAGTTTTTTAGGTATTTGCTCTAGATTTTCTACGAAAGTTTTGCGAAATTTCTCAACAAATTTTTCATTCTCGTATGGGTTGTCAAGTGGCTCATCTGGATAAGCATTTTTCCACCATTGTTGTAGAGCAAAATAGCGATAAAAGCAGTAATAACTTCCATCTACGAATATAAAAGTAGGATTCATTGTTGATATGTCAGTTTCCATTTATAAATATTATTAATTAGTATTTAATTTATTTCAATTTTTATTAATAATATCGAAGAGTTCATTACACTTAATATCTTTTATTTAAAATAATTTTTTGATAATAATCAGAGCAAATAGATAAATTAAATAAAACGTTATGAAAATCATGTGAATATTCAACAGATGAACGAGAATCATGATTTGCAACATTTACAAAGTGAATATGTAGATGATATGTTGATGGTTCATAATGAAAAAATATTTTAATATAATATTCATCTAATTCGTATTTGTCTTTTATAATATTTAATGTAGTTTTTTTCATATGTTCAAGTAAAGAAATATGAACAGATGTTAATGAACGAATAGAACGTAGAGTAGTATCTGTTGGTAAACAGAGTATATGTAATTTATCAATATTTATACTATCCCACATGTAAGTAGGAATAATAATACAATGTTCATCCCTATATAAAAGTGAATCTTGTTCAGAAATTCCATCAATAATATTATAAATCCATCTATCTTTTTCAATGTCGCGTTTAGAAATATACTTCAAATAATCTTGATATGTTTCTCTAACAAGTTTTTTTTCACAACGTCGCATTTTATTGGTGTCATTACAAATAATAAGTTCACCCTCAATTTCAGCAACAGCATTATATTTTTCATATATGTCATTTTTTAAAACCATTTCTTTTTTTACAATAGTATCTATTGTAGATAGTTTAGAAGGAATAAACTTATAGTTTGTATTTTCAATTGTTACTTGCATATTTGATTAGGGTATATAGTATATGAAGATGTATTTAAATAAATTTTAATATATATTTTACAAGTATTTAGAGTATAAAACACTACATAATGTAGGGGGTGTAATTTGTATTAAATTATGATAACTAATCTTTTAACAAAATGTCGGTTTTAAATAATTCATTTATAACTTCATCCATTAGTGTAATATAATTATCTTTACAAAGAGTTAATGTTACACCATGAGACATTGCCAAAACCAATTGTGATTTAACGAAATCATCACTTGGTCTTATACCAATATTAGATAATGTATCTTTTGATAAATATTCTTTTAATTTTGATAAAAATTTATATATTTGTATTTGATTCGCTTTTTTTGAAGCATTAATGGTTTCATCAAGTATTTCTGCTAAAAATGTTACAATATTATTATAATCTTCTTTAGGTATTTTTTGTAATATTCCAACCGGTTCTATGATTCCAGAATTTAATATTTTTTCAGCAGAGTCGCGTGGTGTAATATCATACATTTTTGTAAAAACATCAAATAATAAACCTTTGTATTGCGAACCTACATCATAAATTATTCCAAAATCTATAACTCCAATTTTATGAGGATATTTTAGATCTTTATTATCTTTAATAAATAAAATATTTCCGCCATGTAAATCACCATGAGTGACACCATGTAATAAAGTTGTTACCAATCCAAATTTAACTACTAATTTTGCGAATGATTCATAATCATTTTCTAGAATTTGATTTATTTTTATGCCTTCAATATGACTCATTACTATAATATTAGGGTATTCTTCTGTCACTAGCTTATTTGCTATTGGAATTTTAACATATTTTAGGTGTTTACAATTTTCTCTAATTTTATCCATATTATCTATTTCTTTTATAAAATTTGTTTGATGTCTAATGATTTCAACATTTTTATTTACAACTTC